CCGGAGGAGGTCTTTTCCAGGGCGACTTTCCATTCCCCATATTGTAACCAGAGGGACTTGAACCCACGACCTTCGGCTCATAAGACCGATGCTCTAACCAACTGAGCTATGACTACTTTTACTTACCTTCTTCAACTTATGATGAGTTAAAGTTATCCATATTCCATTTCAATTTTTTTTCGTACCTACATTTTTGTACGCCTCTTGCGTTCTCGTTTCAACCATCTTTCATATTGTCGTTTGCGAGAAATATCTTCGCGTGAAGATGATTGTGACTGGATAATGGGTGACCTACACATAGGACACGATGCCTCTTTACCTCTTGTGTAGAGGTGTTTTAAAACACATACCGTACAAAAGCGATGTCCACATAACAATGTTGTGACCTTGTCCTTGCCATCTAGCTTGTATGAATCGATACACACAGGGCATTCAATGCTGTCGATGCTATTGGGAGTATTGCACCTATGCTCAGGTTCGGGGTCGATTTTGGATATATCCGTCTTCGTGTTAGTGTTATCCGACCAGGTTTGGTGGAGTTTCTTGTAAAAGGTCTGGCAATGAATCTTATCAGTTGGAAGATTTACGCGTCCACATAAGGCACGTTTGGTAGACTTGGAAAGACGTGTCCATCGAGGTTCGTCCATAGCATTTAGTAGGGCAGTGGCAACGCAACTGGTTTCTAAGTGCGAATTGCTGAACATATGGTGGTTTGCCGCAGTATTTTTCAGCATGATATAATCTACGTTTTAGTGGACGAGTGTTACTGAGTTGTTGTTTAATGTTGGTTAATGTAATAAATATTAATTTCAATTTTTTTTGGTAAGTTTTGATGTCTAAATATTAGGGTGAGGGTGCCTTTGATTGTCTCATACGGTCTCGTTTTGCCAATCTTTCGCGTCGACGTCTCATTCTTTTTGCATTGATGCGTAGCTCTGTATTCGATACAGCAATCTCTCCATCAGCTTCTGTTTCGCTGTGCAAAGAAGCTTCCTGGTCAAAAGCTGAACTGAACACGCAACATCCGCACCCATCAGCAGGACAGCGCGGGTAGGTATCGTTACCAATGTGTTCGAAAATACATTCCGAACAGAAGTGATGACCACATAATAGTGTGGTGAGTTTGTTATGTCCGTCAAGTTGAAATGTGTCATGACACTTTCCGCATTCAATATGAGGATGGTTGGTAATGGTTTTAGATTTGTTCGCATTGTCTCTAATGTCCTTGTTGTCTAACCACTTTTGGTGTATCTTATCGTAAAATATCTTGTAATGTAGCTGATGTAAAGGAACCTTTATTTTGATACATAAAGCGCGTCTAATGGTGACCGCGATACTTTCCCAATCAGGTTCAAGGTGTGTATGCAGTAGTGTGTCTGCGATAACGGTGGTTGCCTCATCGTTGATGCGCCTAGTAGTATGGTTGCCACCAAGGTTAGAAATGCTCATTTTAAATATCGATACTTATTCTCGGGTAGTTTGTTACTCAACACGTATTAATGAATAAAATCAATTTTATTCTATATAGTTTAAGTTATTTATTCTATATAGTTTAAGTTATTTATTCTATATAGTTTAAGTTAAATAAAATGATAGTATATACTATAGTAATGCCTGCCTGTAAAAATAACAAAACGTTGAAAAGTAAACGCATGTTTACAGGTAAAGAACCAAGTCCCAAGGGGCTAGGATATTGCGCACATAATGAAAAATTGGATAAAAGGATGAAGGGTAAAGATGGTAAGTTTTGGAAAGTGACGAGGATTGCTAATGGAACGCGTAGATGGAAAAGAATCTCAAGCACCATAAAAGGGAATAAATAGTCGCATTTCCTAATGGATTTAGTATAAGTCATATAAATAAAATATATTCTCAGAGTATTAAACTCAGAATAAATGACGTATTATGTCATGGCTTCGTTTAAGATAGACAATAATCAGCGCGTAAGTGAATGTGAGAACAACATATTTTTAAATGGAAATCTATATAATGCTTCAAAAATATATATAGATTATGAAAATGATAATGATGATTTTATTTGTGACACGCCTAGTAATTATAAGACACACTCCAAATCGAGTTATACGCATAAAGAACGAACACGTGGAATAATCGAAGTATATTTTGAGCACTCAGAAGATTTAAAAACTAAGAATGACGCTTCTAACGTGGACAATATAGAAGGCAGTGAACAAGAAAACTATGCTTCAATGAAAGATATAACCGGATTCATTAAATATTTGTATACTAACAAAATGAGATTGGAGTTTGTATCCAATGAAAATCATCACCAAACTCTTTTTGTATCACGTGGACAACGACACAAATCATTTGATAATTTTATTGAAAATCGTAGATCAAATAAAAATACAGAACAAAAAACAGATACTAACGGTCCGAATAAAAACAGACGGGCTAGAGGGTATTCAGTGTATGACGTTCAAATTATGGACACACTTTTTCATCTGAAAGGAAAGCAAGGTGCTATACCTTCATATGAAGAGTTTATCAACACCGCATAAACTTGTTAACCAAACGAGTATTGTTGTGAGTAATATTTACATACAATTCTCACCTTTATGCAATCTGTGCCACCCCTGCAATCTGTCCCACATTAAGATGCCATTCTATCTGAGGTATTGTAATATTATTAGGAGGTATAGTGATATTAATAGCATTACCATTGTGTTTGTAATAATTATTAAATTCTTCATCGAAGAATACATTGACACCTTTAACTTTATAATTTGTTACACAACTACCATAATCTATTATTATTCTGCGATTAACCGTAGTAGCAATAGGTTCAATAGTGATATCATCATGTTTAAGCATAATAGTGGTGCCACCGCCACCACCACCGCCGCCACCGTAACCATTTATGATGTGGAACGTGCCACCTCCACCTCCACCGCCTCCGGTAAACCCTCCACCGCCTCCAGCACCAGAACCATATTTTGACTGTCTTCCACCCCCACCACCTGCTAAACGTAAACCACCTACTAATGCAGACGCATAGCCCTTATACCCCCCGTTTGCCTGAGCACCGTTTGAATTAGGAGCACCGCCAATTGCGGCATCATTGCCACCGGCCCCACCATTTTCCCTCGTACCAGTCTGGCCTCCCATGCCCCACCCGCTCGTGCTCTGAGCCACATCCTGTCCGTGTAGACCAGCTTTAAAGTAATATACGTTAGTACCAATTGTGATTGTACCCTCATCGCTCGGGGTCAACCTTCCCGCAGACCCACCGTTACCTCCGTGATCATGACCATTGCGAACCCCACTCCCTCCTCCACCTCCACCTCCACCTAACATTGCAATAACTGTATCAGTTGTTTTATCGTATAAAATAATCCCGCCCCCACCCGCCCCACCTTGCTCAGCATCGTCGCTATTCTGTTTGAACCCACCTCTTCCTCCGTTTATGTTGTCAATGTCACGCCAATGATAGACCTCAAATATGTGACCGTGAAACGTATCACCTACTACCTTAAAATTTATAGCCCCGCCGTTCCCACCATCACCACATTCGCCTGTTGAACTATGCTTGCCGTCGGAATTTTGTCTGTGCCCCGCCATCCCATTAAAACCATAACATCCAATTTTTACGCCTGAAATTATTGGTATAGTGGTTAAATTCGCTGTGTACCTCCCAGAGTCTTGTTTAAATAACTCTTGAATATCTACACTATTGTCAGTATATATAGCCATTATATTAGGTAGGTATATATAGTATATAGTTTAATTATTGTAATATTTTGTAAATTATATTGAATCATTTTTATTCATTATAATTTAAAACATATCAGGTAAAATGGTATGATTAGTAAATGGTATTCGTCCTCTGACTAGAATCATTTACCCCAATGAATTGAACACTTTTCGACGATGGTTTGGTTTTCCGAATACTTTTGGGTTTTCGAACACTTTTGGTTTTCCGAATACTTTTGGTTTTCCGAAGACTTTTGGGTTTCCGAAGACTTTTGGTTTTCCGAAGACTTTTGGGTTTCGTTTGGATATTGCTTTTAGAATTAGGTTTGTGTTTGCGAGTACTTTTAGATATAGATGTTGTATATGGTTCACTTAGTTTTAGTGTATGTTGTTTTGAGTCAGTTTCATATGATTCATTTTCAGCAGGTAATGGACCTCCCATAAGTTTTGCCACGTCGGAAAGTTCAACATTGCGTATTGAAAACTTATTGTTGTTGTGACGTATATTCATATTCATAGTAATTCCATTTTGACTTTTCAACTCCCATCCTTGTCGGTCAACAACCTTATTGTTTACATTTAGTTCTGAAAATCCACGTGAGGAAAATGAACTCATATGAAAGATATATGAAGTTATATTATATATATATTATACATTTTGTTTTAGTTTTGATTTAGTTTGGTTTCATATGTCGGAGAAAAATTTGTGTGATATATGTCATGATGATGGTTGCTTTATACCAACCAATAATATCGCTTTATAAATTCAAAAAATATAAATACCAATGTGTTCAATCACCCTTCGTGTTATATAGTTTTACTAACACTGTCTTTGATTATGTTAATCATTTTGGTCAACTTTGTTGACGTAAGAACCGTACGTAAAGGCATAATCCGTTTAAGTTGTGAATGATAAAGCTGTTGTAAGTGTGTTTCAGCCGCAATTTCAATAACATTTTGGTTTTGCCATATGACAAATGATTGCATCACCTTATCGAATATGGTATTTACAATATATTCTGCGTGTTTGTTTTTACACTTCAACCAACAATTTTTCTTTGATTGGATATGATTTGTCTTAATCGTTTTATCTTCGTCGAAAATTTCTAATTTATTTTGATTAACGCGCATTGGAAGTATATCATCCACATATTTGTTTTTCCATTGGTCTATAATGTCTGTAATAAAGTGCTTTAACGCACTGTCAATGCTTGTCTCGAAAAATTTATCCAATGTAAATGTAGATTCCTCACCAAATATTGTTATGTTTGTCACAAAGGTTTGAAACGTCAGTATTGGACATTTTTCATTAATATTAGTGCTACATTCATATTTATTTTTAATAACTTTTGATTCGTTTTGGGATTGGTGTGGTTCGTTTCGCATAACCGTGTCTGCTTTATGTGTAGAAGCAATGTACAATTTTAGTTGATTTATTGTGTAGAGTAGGTCATCAATCCGGACATTTGTATTATACAAATCGTCACGCAATATGGAAACTTCTTCTTCCAGATCAATATTTGACGTTGATGTATTGTGCCTACGTGTATACGGTCCAACTACGTGTTTTGTATTCGTATTTGTATACGTGTCATCATCACCTGGTAGTAAATCATAATCCATAATTTTATTTTTGGTTTTATATATTGATATTGTAATAGTAATTATAATGAGATATATTCAATTTTTTATTACTCTAATTTAATAATATATGGTTAGTATAATATTAAAATGAATTCTTCGCGCGATCATTTGCTACAAAAATACAACCTAACACGTTTAAATATGTGTATAGTTGCGGAAAATGACGGTTCTGATAATGATACAAATATTCCTAAAGTATGTGGAGGGTGGAAGTATACATCCAATCAATTTAGAAAAATTCATATTCCGAAACCGTCAATGTCATTGGCTGTAAAACAACACTCTCAATATTTATCGTTCAAGCATCGTTGTCCTGGTAAATGTAAAAATAACAACAATGTCACCTATACATTATCTGAAACGCAAGGGTTAAACAATCAACAGAATGTGATAATGATGTGAGTAATTTACGCATAACTCGTAATTACGCGAAGTGTAAACGACCAGTCTGACCCTTTTGTATCAATAAGATCACCATATTCATTGATTAAACGGATATGCATTTTTTGGATATCAACTGGTCCAAAATAAACACGGGGTGTAGTGACGATTCGGTTCGATAGATTATAGTTCATTTCATTTCGGTAGTTAATTTTCGCCAAAATATTACCACCAGATTGGACGTTGTTTACGGTCCCAATAGTGCTTTGAATGTCGTCAGCCACAATACTCCTTTCTGAGTTCGATTGGAAATCATCAATAACTAGATACGCATATTTGAACCCAATGAGGTCTATTGGGGATGGGAGTGTTTGTCGACTAATAATGTTCGAGACAATTATTAGTTTAGTACTTGAACTTCTGAACCCTAACATATGGCCAAGTTTTTGAGGGACGTGAGTTTTGTCAGGGAGGTTATTAATGTCGCGGTCAAAATGACATGTTAATTGTTTTGGATGTTTGTTTGGGGGGTAACTACGTGTATCGAATCTCAACATCAATGTTCTATCCATCAGATTCCCGATAAGATTCGTCGAATCAGACTGTTCGTGTTGAAACTCAAATCTACAATTTTCAAAATGTCCACCTGCGGATTTGATTGAACTATTCACAATATCAACAAATTTAATAATGTCTGCTGATGTCAAAATACTCCGTTCTATTCTGTAAAAGTCCGGTACCGTAATGACTTTCTCGATAATATTCTTATTGTACTCCGTTATACTGATAGAAAAATGGTTATTGTGCATTTCTTCGCTTATAATACGAAGACTTGTAGGACCACTGTACTCGACAAGCTCTATGGATTCAGTCTTGTTAAGTCTATTTGTAAGCGATACATAGAAGTCGTTAGTATTGTATTTGTCATCTTCATATTGGAAATCGTGGAACTTTGAATCAATTGTAACCATGCGTGTGTGTTTTTTCGTTAGCGCATTTTGACGAATTCCACTGACATTCCAGGGGACCTCTCCTGAGTTAAGTTGACTATCCGACGTGGTCTTCACTTGTGTTCCAGCTCCATTTTCAATAGTAGGAGTCAATGATTGTACCAAATGATGTTTTGCATCTGATAAAAATGCGATGGACTTATTTTGCATAGATGTGTCCAATTTTTTATTTTCACGTATCGAGTTTTGTAGCACTTGGAAGCGACTTTCCAAAACTTCATACAATGACGATGTATTAGCGAATGCATTTTCCTTTATTTGAAATATGTCTTTGAGTTCACTTGTAGTGTACGTGTTAACATCCAGATTAAACATATTGTATCTATTAATATAATATATTGCAATATTAGATTTTGAACATTTAATCGTTTAATTCTTCAACCCAAAACTCAATATAAATGATTAAGGAATATGGATTAAAGATAATAGGTATATGTAGTATATAAATGTCAGATACAACCGCCGATCTACAACCCCCAGCAATTCCCACAGAAGAACCTCCTCAACAGATTGAGGTTGCGATTACTGATGTACCTGTGACAAACCAATCAGTAGCCCTGAATCTTCTTGTCGCATTTGCCCAATTGGCTTACAAACGGTCTGCTTATAACATGGATGAAACTGCCAAACTTGTGGAGTGTATCAAGATGTTTCAACCCGCACCAACTGACAATGCAGCCGCACCAGCAAGTGAAGAAATTTAATCGAAACGATATTGATTAGTATTTGTATGTTTTATTAGATTAATAGTAGGAAATCCTATGAGTTAATAATCCAATAAAATACAATGATATTACTGTATACTTCTCTTATTTATGATTGACTTAGACGATAACACTCTCGACACATATGAAGATAAATATCAATCACAATCACACAGTCCGAGTATTTATCGTCATTTGTATGGTGAAATATTGACACCATTATCATTTGTTAAAACAATGATATCACATATCCCCAATAATATATGGGAGGATATGACCAATGTATGGATAGACCCGGGTAGTGGTCGGGGTAGTATCTCGATTTATATATACTATAAGCTCATGTTTCATTTGGAGAATAGCATTCCTGACTTGGGTGAACGAAAAACACACATAGTAACAAAAATGCTTGTGATGGTAGATATAAATGAGTGTAATGTTATTCATCTAAGAAGTATATTTGGAAATAAAGCAAATATATACCACGGTGATTTTTTAAGTCACGATGTACAAAAGCAAATATTAACCCACAATCCATCTGTTGTAATATGTAATCCACCGTTTCATCATAAACATAAAATTAAGGTACCAACAAACAGACACATTGATAAGGTATGTGACGGAGAAGCAATATGGGTACCATTTGTGAAGGCGAGTGTACAGTTGTTACGTGATGCTGGTATTGCAGTATTCATAATACCATCTTTATGGTGTAAACTAGATAAAAAGGGATGTTATACATTTTTAACATATACGCCTGAAATTTGTATTGAGCATGTAACATTCTATTCGAATACAGAAACAAACGCCATTTTCAATAAGCAAGCGCAGACACCAACTACGTTGATACAACTACGTAAAATAATAAACAAGCAAGAAACGACGGTAGACAATGTATGTAATATTAATGTACACGACAAAATCAATAATTCAGTAGTGCTTTTTCCACTTTACACACATTGCAAGCGTGCATTGCCATCCAATGGTGTAAGAATTATTCGTTCAATCCAAGCCAAAATGACGGCGCATCGGGTCGAATCTCTGAGGTCATTTACGAAAAAAACGAATATGCCTAGTAAGCAATGTTTATTCAATGACAATGTATCTCCATCAAGTGATTATCCATATGCAAATATTCATAGTTGTATTGTGCGTGGCTCACTAACTGACGCACCATTATTAACAATGCAATTTTCAAATATACCTCTACCGTATTCGAATGATATAAAAATCATACTTGCTCATAAAATGTATGGGGTGCCATTTTATGATAAAGATGGAAAATATGGTATAAGCAATCGTGATAATTATGTGATTCGTTTTCCAGAACAGTTAATAAATATGAAGAATCAGGAAAATGATATACAACTGTCAAATGGCGATATTTACGATTTATATACACACTTATTTAAACTTCCGTGTATTCAGTTCTTACTAACATGTACTACATATCGGATGCGATGTATCGAGATATACGCATTTGATTACATTCCGTGTGTCCATCTATTGCCTGGATTTCCAAATATTCACACCATGACAAATAAATCAGTGATGCGATATTTTGAGTTCACCAAAAGTGAAGAAGAATATGTGAACAACCATCACAGCAAAGGCGTTTATCAGAAAACTCCTACATTGGCATATTAGTCCATTGTTTTAGATAAATAGTGAAAAAATTGATTTTCAATATTTATATAACGCACTATTAGCATACAACCTATTAAATGACGTGTATAACCTCTCGCGATAAATTACCATTTGCTGTGACTCGATTTAGCACCGAAACATATGAACAATATCAGCAGTTTATGTCAAAGAGTGAAAAGAATTCATGCGTCTACAATTCTCCTGTGAAAATGAAACCATCGATTCAAGTAAATATGCCCTTCTGCGTTTTGGAGATGAATAATACAACTAATCAAATCGTTGGTGCAAGTGTAGTAACAAATCACCCTCGAATGCGCCAATATAAAATATACGAGGAGCAAAATTATAACCGGTATTCGTTTATTGGAAAGTATCGTGTATCGCGCAAAGAACTCAATGAAAGTCTTCCATTACATACTCTTGAGCTATTAGAATTCATGTTGTTCAAAGAAAAAAGTCATATGAAACGCGGACAAGGAATACAGTGTATTTCCGATGATTTATTTACAAAAGGGCGTAAGTATTTAAACAATAACCAAATATGTAGTGAGAATACAATGGATACTTTACAATCTGACATAGAAGAGCAATTCTTAAATGTAATAAATGCGAAGCGTTGTCTGCGCAACAATGACAGTTGAACGTTGACAAATTCAACCAGTTTCGTTTATATTATTTTGTGTTTGACTCAATATTTTTTCATACTCTTTTAGGGCAATAATAAAGTTATTGAAAGGAAAGAATGTTGGATAGCGTTCTTTTTGAATCATACGCGTTGCTTCGTTGAATGGAATGTTTAATTTTTTCATTAAAATCATTGCAACGACTGTTGGCGAACGCTGAACACCCGATTTACAGTGAACTAGCACCCCTTGTTTGGTATCTAAATGTCTCGTAACAGTATCGTATATGTTATTGTCTTGTACATATTTCAATAGTGCTTCATTTGAAATCGGACTACCATCATCGTCCACAGGAATACGTATTTGCTCTATACTCCCATTAGAAGGGTCTTCGAACGGCAACTCTTTGGTGACATTAATGATTAGTTTGATACCATTGTCTGTTATAAATTGTTTATCGTTTGCAGTTGAATATTCACTTATATACAAGTTGTCGCAAATGAGCGAATATTTTGGTAAAACTGTGTATATGACGTCTGTTATGAAGAGACCGAAATATCTATAAATAGTGCGATATACTGTTGTGTAGAATAATATGTAAATCTCATAGAATTGATTCTTTAAGCGTTCCAAGTATGTCATTGTGTATGTATTCTTATATAAAACGTGTTATTTTCATTTTCCTTTATTGAACTTTAATGAAATAATATGTATGAGGTCCTTCATTTGTTGAGTATAAATGTTACATTTAATCATGAGTGTAATCAGTGACTGTTTTGATAGTGTAAATAAGTCTATTGCCTTTGTTAGTCCATAATAGTTGATAAAGTTATATGATTTTGAAAGTTTGTCTTGTTCAATGTCATTGTAATCATCCATGAGTTGAAACATCATTCCGAAATGGAGACCCATATTTTTGAAGTCGTTGAAATCATTGTCGCTTATATCTATTGAAATCGTCGAATTGTCATTTTGCATTGTTTGCTTTATGTTAGTGGTAATGTTCAGTGTTTTTGCGAAAAAAGCGCCTTGTAAAAACGAAAACATAAACAGTGAACACGTTTTATAAATAATGATTGTTTTAGGATTGTTATCTGGCATCTTTAAGTTAAATAATTTTTCAACATCTTCTTTTAGGTCAAGGAGTTGACCAACAATCAGATTTTCACCCAGCAAATCTGACCATTCATTCGTTAATTTAACAAGCATATTTTTTTGGTCTTTGAATAAACGATAGTACTCGAATCCTTGTTTTGACAGAGGTGATGACGATTCCGAAGCGGAATCCCTTTTAATACGCTCTTCTATATATGGCATAACTTGCTCCTGAATATCATCTAATGCAGAGACCGATATTTTGATAGATTGAGAAATAATGTATAATGCACTGAGGATTGCTTCTCGTTCACCAAAATTATGAAATGTTGATTTTTTTCCTCTACGGAAGAGGTCGTTATCCATACAAGGAAGGTCGTCAATAATAAGGCTCGCGCTTTGTATAAGTTCGACACTTACAATTGGTTCCCAAGGAATTTCAACCGATGAATTATTACTGGTTAACGTTTCAATAACATGTTTCACAATAAACCCGCGTATATACTTTCCACCATCCAGTGAATATTTAATAATGTGTTTTAATTTACTGTTACCTAAAGAAATATAAAACTTTTCTAAAAAGGGTTGTATTTCATTTTCATACATCTAGAATATAACGTGAATAATATAATGACAGTGTAACGATTAACATTATTTAATTTGTAAAGTAAAAAAATGAATTAGAATATATATTATATATATCAACTATGGATGACCTGAATGCAGACAATTATAATGTTTCTGAGATATTCACCTTAATGGATGTAAATATATATGAATTTAGTGAAATATATGATAAAATGGATGCATATATTGAAAAATATAGTGATGAAAATAACTTACCGATGGCATATTTCATAACACAATTACGTGTAAAGGTTACTGATTTTCAAGAGAAAAATACATATGGTACAACCCAATCAATAAATTATGAAATATCATCCAACGGCAGTGATGATTATCGAGATGATTATCAAGATGATGATTTTGAAGAAGAAATAAATACGATACAAAGTGACATTGAAAACGATGAAAATGGTGTGATACGTGGTATAGATACCCGAGATGATGATGACGACGCTTATACCGAAATTGTCTCTAACGACAGCATATATGACCGTATCAATAATGTAAATGATGATAATGACGAAGGTGTTGCTACTTATGAAAATGTGGATGACTCTTCTTCCATGCGCGCAACTGAGCAAAGTGACGTATATCAAGTAACCAATGGTACGGCAAATGTAATTGATGGTAATATCGTAGATAATGAACCCCCTTTTTCTCGCGTGAATCAAGGTGTGACAAATATTGTTCAAAAGACGTTGATTTTTGATAGTAAATATAGAAGTGTTTATGAACCCGTGAACGATTATCTTATAAATTTTGCAGAACCAATAACAAATGTTCTTTCACTAAAGCTTAACTTTTTTCAAATGTCGTATTCCATATACAACATAGATGGTGTAAATAACACAAATGTCCTATATTTTACTGAAACAGACATAAGTGCAACAATACATAAAATAGAATTAGATAGTGGATTATATCGAACTGAGCAGTCGCTCATAGAAGCTTTAAACGATAAGTGTAGTTCATATTTCGGGACACTTCCACAATTTCAAGATATATCGTCAAGTAATGTTGTTAATTTTTCATACAGCGCGTTTACAGGAAAAACAACAGTACGAATGATTAACAGGATACGATATATAACATTCTTTGATACAAATAATAATACTGTGAATAATAAGATAAGTTTTAATCTTGGTTATTTTTTAGGATTTCGAAAATTGTTCCGCAATACAACCCTTGGTATTGGATATTATGTTTCACTACCTGAAACATATAGCCAAAATGATGAGATAAATATCGATGATGAAGTTGTTATTGATGCAAATGACCCTTCATACAATAGTGTAACTGGCGAATCAATTGTGGATATAAATCATCCCAAGTATTTGATACTGTCATTAGATGACTTTAATCAGAACAGATTGAATCAAAACTTGATTCAAGCCACAGATGGTACAGACAATACCGAACCACGATTGAATATATTGAGGTGTGGTCCAAGCGATGAAGTTACTACTCGCAATCTTATTATACCAACAAATCCTCGTACGAAAACACTAGCAAGCATATATTTTACGAATGAAACGATTACAAACAATATAAATGAATTGAATAAGCAAAAGGTACGCAATTATCCGATAGCTATCCCAGATACCTTTGCTGAACTCCCTATAAATGGTGACCCTGTACTTGGTCGCATTATTGAAAGTAGGGGCAGTGATAATTTTGTCAGTGTACGGCGATATTTTAGTCCTGTAGATATTAATCGATTACGAATTCGACTATTTGACGAACGCGGGAACCTTGTAAATCTAAATGAAAATGATTATACGTTTAGTGTTAGAATGGATACGTCATATGATGTAAAGAGTTTGGAGAACTATTAGTATGTGGTGAACATTATGTAAAAAATTGAAATATAATTATCAAATGGTGAAGGACAATACAATAAACTACAATATGGTTAAGAACGCAGGTGGAAATAAAAGTAAGAAGATGGGTCGTAAATTCGTATCCCAAGCACACGTTCAACGCAAGTTAAGACTTAGTGAAGATGAAGATGAAATGTATGCGTGTGTTTCAAAGATGCTTGGTAACGGTATGTGCTATGTATTGGGAATAGACAATACGCAACGTATGTGTATTATTCGCAATAAATTTCGAGGCAGATCCAAACGACATAACCTATTAAATCCGGGGTCGTGGGTTCTCATTGGCGAACGGTCTTGGGAAACAAAAAAGGATGGAACTAACAAATATAATACGTGCGACCTTCTTGAAGTGTATACTGATAGCGAAGTTGCTCAGATGAAGGAACGCGTAAACGAGAAATGGTCAGTATTCAAAACAATCGAGAATATGAATCAATCAAAGGTAGATGAAGGTGTATTATCGGCCGATGATACTCTCGGATTTGAAATAAAGGAGAGTGTTGTCGATTTAACTGTTGTCCAGGAAATTAATGATGAAATGAATAAAGAACCTAGTGTCGTAATAGTTGACGAGGACGAAATAGATATTGACGATATTTAAAAGTAAAAAAACATAAAACATCTTTTAGTCTAGTCTATTAAATGTATATTTTTTCGAACCTTACGTGTTTTTTTATGTATAGACCCAGTGATATTCGTAGGTTTTGAAGAAAAGTATAAAATAATAGAGTTATATTTGACAAACGATGACCGCGATTGTGCAAACTGTATGTCTGTAATAAATTTAAGACAATATGTGTTGGTGAACACAGAGATATCGTTTTGAACGAGTTCGTTTGTATTTGAATCGATGTCAAAAACATGTATACTGTCTAAATTGTAGCAAACGTGCGCATCCCGTTTTCTATACTTATCTATCAAAAATACGAGTTCACCTTCTGGCACATTAAAACTTTCATCGACGTATATTTGTTTTTTGTCAATATGAATAATCTCATTTACATTGTTCATGTAGAATGCGAACGTGTCCATGTAAAACCCTTTATATATAGATGAATTTGTATCATTGTTACATAACGACATAACGTAGCTACATTTAGTGATGATTTTTGAATTAAACGTATGAACGAATATATTTCATTATACGTCATTGTTTTTTTCAACAACGACGTACATAATTTATCTCCTATAATATCATATAACAACATGTCAATCTTCACACTTAAACAAAAGGCAGGACATTTGCACGGTCTATCACACGGTGTGGATAATTTTTCGTTAAATGGAATAATGAAGAGACATACCTACACTGGTAATCCAAGCCTGGTGCGTAATATGAATGGTACGCCACATACTCGTTTCGGTGGCCCTCAAGGACACGGTGGAAAGTCTGGATTATACTTCGAAAAAGTTGTGAATTCCGGTGATCCCCAATTATGTACGGTAAACAGTGAACGTGTACAAACCTCAGTTGCCTCTCATCACGCTAACTTGGTTTCTCGTATGGGTCGCATACTGAGACGACCTTATCCAATAACATCATATAAGGCAAAGGGTGGTGCCAATTATGAGCAATATAATCAAACTACATACGTTGCTCAATTGAAAAGTAAATGTAATTACAAGACAACACGTTTAGGTGTTGACACTATTAATACGTTACAGTATTCCTATCCGTTCTGTATTGATAAAAATATTCAACATATTCATCAACAGAATAGTGGTCCTTGCTCATCCAGTACATCAAATAATCTAAGCTAATCTATAAACGTTGTCATTAATAACCCGATACAAATCGTTTATACACACTAAAATAAAACATTTAATGTGTATAAATACGCAAATATTTACCATCATTACCATATGGAAAATGCTACGTCTATAAATGTGGTAGACGGTGAACGGAATGATAGAAATGAAGACGACCATAATCCAAGTCATCTCGAAATATTGGTTGAAGACTCTAATAGTGAACTAAGTGTAAGTGATTCCGAAAATGACGATTCAGACGGCATCAATTATTCCCTGGATGATCCGGTTCAATTAGAAACAATATTAAGGAATGACGTTATTGCCCATCGTCGTCGGAAGCCTCTTTTCAAAAAACTCAATTATAAGACAGTTGAAAACAGTATAGATAACAATTATTTCGATGCTAATCATAAATATAGTTCATCATTGGATATTATTGCAAGTTATCTCAAAGGACAAAAACTTATTTACATGGAGTCGAAATATTATTGTGAACAGAGATTGAATTACTTGATGATGCCCGCTATATTCATGTCATCCATGGCAACCGTCGTATCAGGTTCTATTTATATTGACGAATACAAAAGTACTATCCTTGGATGTGTAAATGCATTAATCGCCTTTTTGTTATCAATGGTCAACTATTTCAAATTAGATGCCGCCTCGGAAGCGCATAAAATTACATCCCATCAATATGATAAATTACAATCATCCATAGAATTTACATCTGGGTCAGTATTGCTATTTAAAACTGTGAATAAGGATGAGTCACCTAACGATGGTCAAACAGATGATGAACTATTAACACGTGCAACTGACCACCATTACTCCAAAGAAAAATTAGAAAAGGAACTATTGAATAAACTCAATGATATAGAGCACAAAATAGGAGACATAAAGGAAACGAATCAGTTTATTATACCTCGGTATATCCGTTATACATATCCAATAATATACAACACAAATGTATTTTCTGTTATAAAAAAGATTGATGACCAACGCCGTCGTATGATATCAAACCTGAAAAATATTCGAAATGATATCCTATATTTTAACAGCATAAAAGAGAAAAACTCCGGAACTCTTCCCGCCAATCAGAATAGACATCTTATTTCTCTCTATAAATTAAAAAAACATAAAATCAATCAAATATTAGTTTTGAAGAGTTCATTCTCAATTATTGATCAGATATTTAAAGCAGAAATAGAAAACGCAGAGAGAAATAGACAATGGAGCCTGAAAAATATATTCGGAATACGGAGTCCAAAAGAACCATTGCGTGACCCCGAACATTTGAACGCATTTGTGAGTGATCTTATGGACCCTTTTAACGACAAATATTCTATTATACGTTCATTTGTGGACAATGACGATTCGTCGCGAATATTTGAAACAGATGTATAAAAAAGGTAAAATTTAATCTTAATATATAAGTTACTCGCCAAACATTATACGTGATATTTGGCGTTTTGTATAAAGAGTATTTCTAATTTTTCGGTCACTTGAAATAAGTTGGGGGACTTCTTTGGTGACGAATGACATAATATGACGCATAACGTCTTCTGGTAGTGTATATTTCTCTATAATATTTTGAATTGGTATGGATTGTGTATATTCTAAATTATGAAGGTTTTCCATTATAAAGTGGAAAACATTCACTTGCTTGGTTTGGCCCTGCCGGTGACATCGTGCAATGGCTTGGTCTTCTACTGCCGGATTCCACGTTGGTCCTACAAAGTATATCTCGTTGTATTCCTGCAAATTCAGACCTTCACAGCATGTTTGAATCTGAAGCATTAATATATTTGGTAGACTATGAATGACATCGAATCGCTCTTTGGTAGTCAATCTACCGTCAATAACACCAATGTCGGTTTCTACTTTACTCAACATCTTTTTAATAATTGACATTTCATTGCGGAAACTACAAAATACGATGCGTTTATCTTGGGGAAACAGACGGGTGCGGTTTGAAATACACTGAACGAATGCGTTAAATTTACTCGAAGTAAGTGATTGAAATTCCGTTTCGCTGACCAGCGCATTGTCTTTTAGATTTTGCATAGTATATCCAAGTAGACTATGATGGATACACATTTGACGAGCACGAAGGTGCCATATGAGATGTCCGTGTAAATCAAACGGATTAAATTCAGCCGATGATAACTCATTTTGTTTACGATGAATTATATTATGTAAATTGGTGGCAATACGTTCTTCTGACTTGCTTGTCCACCGTACACATTCAGTATGTACTTGTAACTCCGGAATACGGATATCGACCTGTTTTCGGGTACGCTTTAAAATAAATGCGTCTTTAATGTCTCGACATGTTTCATTATCTTTACAATATTCCTTCTGAATACCGAAAATGCTCATCAGCGTATAAAAGTCTTGGAGTTTGTTGTTGATGGGGGTACCTGTAATTAGCCATTTTACGCCGGAATGTAGCAATATACCCTGCTGGAGGGCGCGCGATTTCGGGTTTCGCATACGATGTGCTTCGTCATAAATGACTCTCCCCCAATGAATGGAATGTAAATGGGACGTATGCTTGGATGACATTGTACCATACGTAGTTAGAACTACACGATATTTTTCGATTGTTTCGAGCGAAACATCGGTCCGCATTACTCCGTGGTACATGAGAACCGGTACATTTAAATACTTCTCAATCGTATCCTTCCATTGATCAAGGAGCACCACAGGTACAACAATAAGTGTTCGACACATAACATTGCAGTAAATTAAACCAATAGCAAGCATTGTTTTGCCAAGACCCATCTCATCTGCTAAAATACCACCCGTCATCTGACGGTCGGCGAAACCAGCTATTTGCGAGTAAGGTGAAAATGTGTGTGTATGGTCAACGCGTCGAGAAACTTCTCGTCGAAGGGCCCACTCAATACCATCTTGCTGATATTGCTTGAATGACAACCCGGTCTGCTCAAGATATTTTGGAAATTTTGAGACACATCTCTCATAGATAGAATCAATGTGGTGATGTTTAACGACAATCGTATTCATTATTTTGAATATGATTGTCAGCGTTTTTTATATATACATTTTGAAAATGTAAAAATAAATTCAATTTTTTTTCATATTACGACACGAACTTACCATAAAACGTATTTTACGCCGATACTAAATCCGACGAAATTACGCAACCATGTTTATTTTGATAGGTGGATGGTGCTGATAATCGTGTATCTTAAAATCTTCTAATACATAGTCATTAATATTGTCCCTCTTGTTTAAAATTTCCAGTGTTGGAAAAGGATAAGGTGTCCTTGTTATCTGCTCTTTCATAGCATCTAAATGAACCGAATATATATGGCAATTTCCACCATAATGTATAAACTCGTGGGGTATTAAATCACAATGTTTGGCCAATAAATGTACTAAATACGAGTAAGAACAGATATTAAATGGAGCACCGGCACTTTCGTCTTTGCTGCGCTGGAATAAGCAACAACTTAATTTGTTACCATCGACAACATTAAATTGCATCAATACGTGGCAAGGGGGTAAACACCCTGAATCTAATTGTTCTACATTCCATGCACTTATTACCATTCTTCGTGAGCTTCGTTGAGATGGGTCCTTCAATGTATTTATTACATTTTGTAACTGGTCAATACCTTGTCCCGTATAATCAGCATCACACCCCTTATATGGTGCGTTCCAGTGACGCCACTGGAAACCATAAAGTCCTCCCACAGTACCTTCTTCATAATGCTGTAAACCCCTTGAATCTAAAAATTCACGGGTAGTATTTGCATCCCAAATACGAACCCCAACATCATTTAATCTTTTATTCGAAGTATCTCCTCTAATAAACCATAATAGTTCTTTAAGACAAGTTTTCCAAGCGGTTTTTTTAGTAGTAAGAATAGGAATCTTACCATTCTCAAGAGAAAAATGCATAGCTGACCCTACACCTGTCTGAACAGCACCATTCCTACCCTCTTCCAAAGTTCCATCTTCCATTAAATCTTTTAGCAAGTTTAGGTATTGATATTCTTCGTGTTTATCAGATGAATTCTTATCACGATTTTTATACTTATTTATTTCAACAACATTTTTTAGCATATTATATTTAATCATGTAAACATTTCTTAAACCATTTCAAAACATTATTCAAATCGATTAGAAGGATTCATAATTTGACAATCACAATACAAAAAAAATTGAAACATTGTAGACGGATATATAATCATGTATATAATGACAATTGAAGTCGAATCACCTTATCATTTGTGTAATCGGTCAACTACTGTAACATCTATATATGAATACAAGATTGAATCTGGGGTCGAAACAAATGGATTTGATTACAAAACATATTACAATACAACATCAGGTAATACATATCCGAATAACAGACACGAAATAATACTGGATATTATTATCGAACGATTGTATCATTTATTTCCATTGCTTTCATCTAGTGTATATGATAAGCCTATATCCGAAACATCGAACACAATGTCATCGATTATATGGCGCAGAAAATATAGAGAGCTTGACCAAATCAAGGTCAGTGTGAGAAATAATGTTATTGATGTGGTTGTTCCTCTTGTCAATACGCGAGATAGTTTTAAAACAACCTTTGACATTCAACGCGACATGTTTGATTCAAACACACTTTACAACTTCTTTTGTAACCATTTTGACCAACCATATATTCAAAGATACTATTGATTTTATTTGTCAACTGTATCGTCAACCTGGTCAACGAATGATTGCATTAGAGCATCTGTTTCTGATACGTCGATTTTGAAATCATCGCCTGATAACACATTATCTTCTACTTCTTGTGCGTCATCATTTTCTTCTGCAAATTCGCTTTCTTTAACAGCATCATCTTTTCGAGATTCAATCATCATTCCTATTTTTGTATTCAGTCCAGACATTGATGACTTCATTTTGGATACTATGTTGGAAATGTTTTCTAATTTATCGTTACTATTTAGTCCATCTTCTTCGCCATGTAGCACTGTATCCATTTGGTCAACATATGCTCGCAAATCAACTACATCATCGTCGTCTAGTTGGACCACCATTCCTTCGGTTTGACTTCTATAAAAAGTATAATAAAAAAACGAAATAATCAAGATTATCAAAATACTTACAATCACTGTTGTTTTAGATTTTAAAGCACTATTCAAGACAGAAGACTTTAAACCAAATATGTGTTTTAATGAAACCCTCATTTGACTCCTTATATTTTAAGATATATATAAAATAACTTATCATAGTAAACAAAATAGTTTAATATGATACTTCCGCTCTCAATAGGGATCGAACCTATGACCTCGCGATTAACAGTCGCACGCTCTAACCAGCTGAGCTATGAGAGCACCAATATATGATTAGAAAACCATAGAATACTATGGTATACCATTGTCATACATAGTATCATTTGAATGTTTTTTTGGCAATATAACGCAATGTATTTTTTATTTTATTTGGTTATTTCGACTAACTGTAAATCCACAACTTCGGTAAATATCAAACGACGACCCTAAATGTTGGTACGCTATCAACAATGATTGTTTAGAAGACTCATTCAACGATTTCAAATACTCTATTATCTCAGCATTCTCCTTATAAGACTCGAGAATCTCTAAATATAATTCATCGTCACTTGCCATCTGCTTGTTAGTTATAATTTATGATATACTATTGTTAAGTATTAATAACAATATATCAATTTTATATACGTCTATGACAGCACCCCTTAGGTTCTATATCAATATAATCGTGTAAAATAAATTAATTATGTATACGTTTGACATCAAAAATAGGTCTCCTACTCGAATGTGTATTTGTCTGAATATATAGCGCACAAATCGGAGTAACTGCGTAACCATACGATTCCATGTATTGAAGTATAGGAAGTATATCGTCATTTTTGACGGTAATAACGCTTGGTACGTTTATGTGTTTAATTACAGCGTGACAATGTCGTTCTCTATTTTCACTACCACATTCATTACGAATACTGTTCAAATGTACTAATATATTGAACGGGTGATTTGGTGGCGGCGTTGGAACAATTGAATATATATAGTAGTGATTACCAAGTTTACTATTGCCCGCGTTAAAAACAGTATGGCGGTATATAGCAAATGATAATCTGTCCATAATTTTATTATATGTAATGGGTATTATATCTATCGATTTATTATTTTAAACTGCTCGCGCAATTGTATTCTGCGTTATTATACTGCTCTGTTTTTTTTTCTGATGGAATATTATAATATAGCATGCAAACGTTCAATACATTCTTTTTTCGCAAAAAAGCAGAAGACAGCCTCCCTAGAAAATACTACGATAAGCGCACTTGGACAATGCCCCTGAAAAATGTAGAACCCAAAACTGTGAGACGTCTTCAAGGGTTACATTTTGTAGAGGTTGAAGTAGATATGAATACTGTATAATATGACACGCGTTTGGTCCAGTTATTAAACAGTAAGTAATGAATGATATCAATACACTAGTCGTATTGTTATCATTAATATATAGATTTAGGTAGTTATTTGAATATCTATCTTAATTAACCTATTTATGTTTCCATTTATAGATTGGAACCGTGAAGCACGTTGTATGAAAGCATTTCGCCTAAGATAGTTGTGGATTTATTCTGTTGGGATGCAACGAGATTAACAGCGTGTGATGTGAGCTGAGGAGTATCGATACGACCGTTGTTGCGAAGGCGGAAGACAGGTGCTCCATCTTTGCTTATGACGCGTGTGATATCCGGTTGGTGAATTATTAATGTCTTAGAAAGTGTGGTTTCATCAGGACTTAACACTTCAAGAATATTACCAACGCCTGGGAGACTAAGAGGGACAAGTACGTATTCAAGTTTATCACCATTCATAACATTTGAAGAATTGTCCACGTCATTAAGAGCAACATCAGACCAATCAGATACTGCTCCTGCTGAAATATCTAGTGCCGTACTGGCTAATATACTACTGAATTGGTAGGGTGTTTGTCCGAGGCTGTCAGGTGCTTTAAGACTAATTCTACGTTCTTTTACTGAGGTAACCTTGAAGTCAACACTGCGGGTTAAACCGGCGTCAATGGAGAAATCATCAAAGGGTTTACGCGCTTCACCTGTATATTTGCGAACAACAACCACTGGTGCAGAACCATCCACGTCGTAATGAGCACCATAGAGTGATGTTTTGACACCGTTGAATACTTCAAGCGCAAGACTGTAATCGCCAGTATTCATGAACGCGTGAGGAAGACGGAAGTTTACGTCCCCCACACCCGCGCCAGAAATTTGTAAGTTTCCAAGACCAGTCAAAGTGCTTATGACACTCTGGTTTTGTACAAATGTTTTAACAGTCTCGCCATTGACATTGAGAGGACCACTGTAAACATCACTATCGCTTATATCTCCGGTATAATCAATTGTCACGATTGCCTTATTGGGATGATTAGTCATATCTAATTTATAGACATTGGCGTCGGGAGCAGTATGATAGTCGTATAATGACCTAACACCTAATGTGGTTTCGACACCCGCTCGAAGTGTGACATTATTATCTGACACAATAAAAGTAGAAGATGAGATGTCGACACCTTCGTATACACCATTAACGCTTACATCACTAGTCAGTTCACGTATAGCATATTCCATATTAGGCTTACTGACGGTTACAACATTGTTCTCACCTAGGGCCAGAGTACCTCCCACACGCTTGAAAACCAGTGTTGTAACGGTTCCATATGAAATATCTTGAGTACCCCCAGTATTGGGCATAGCGTAATTTAAATCCACACCATTGTAAGTTACATCAATAGATGGTACACCAACACCGGTACCAAATGTAGGTTGACTACCTGTATTAATACGGTCTACTAATAAATGCATTGCGTTATAACCAAGTGCGTTTAACGACGCGTCAGTTTCCTGAGACAAATCGTTGCCTGTACGGCTATGTGCGTGGTAAATAAAACGGTCGAAAGATGTAGGATTGTAGTTAATTAATCGAGTAACCATCACGTCCATTCTATTTATTTGTATCTGTAAGTCAGTAGACCGACCTTCGAGTTGGTATGAAATGTTACCACCATCAACAACAGTCTCAGTTACAGCATATTGGGCAGGAGTAATCACTAAGTTCCCTTCGGTTACTAGATCATTCGCTCCAATGAGTGAAAATTTAGGTGTTAGTTTGATACCAGTATCGTTGGGGGCGCCCGCATTACCAAACGCAACGTCAAATGTTCCGTTTGTTACATTGGATAGAATAACTGAGGTTGCTGTATTATACGACATATTAACATCAACCGAGTCCACAGTTGAATTAGACGCATCAGAAAGACTCATAGTAACCTTATATGTAGTTTGTGTGCGATTAATATTAAACTTTTCGTTTGCAATAACGCCACGGTACCCACTTGTAATAACATCTTGTGCGACGGCAGATGAATATGTGAGGCGGTTGATTGCTTCCATTGTGGGAGATTCCGAAGTAGTACTGTGTAGTACTGAAATTTTATCTTGTGCGAGGAATGTACTTCCTTTTGTGTTATAAGATTGTACATTTTGGAATGTGAGTTCGACGCCATTCTCAAATTTAATGGCATCCCCGTTCGCTTCAAATACTTTCTGGTCGGATTTTTCTGCTAAAAAGTATTGACCTTCATTGGGACGGAAGAATGTTAACGTATCATTAAGTACCTCAAATGTAAGACCAGATATATCGATTTGCTCCTGTTCTGTTACGAACTTCGCATCAAGTAGTGTTCCAAGTACAGGCCATTTCTTGTTGAACACATAGGCATCAGCATAGGTTGTTGTCGCGCCTGCCGCGAGATGCGCGTGGTAAAAAGTTTCATTGTTGATAACAACCGGCTGGCGATTATCCGAAGCATCCGTAAATAAAGGAAAGTATCCTCCATAGGTGAAAGGACCATTTACATCGACTCCCATATTAGCAGATGTCTTGTGGTAATGAGTGACTTGTGCTACGGGGACAGCAGGGTAGTGTAGTGACCTTGTAATGGACACTGTTCTCACTCCGTTTGTAAATACACTATTGCCGTTATTGCCCAGTTTGCGCGGGCTTGTCTCCCACTTTTGGTAAGTAGGCATGTAGAACGTTTTGTCGAAGAATTTATGCGTGGTGGATTTTTTAGTTCTCATTGTAGATACACTTTCCGCATCAGATTGTGTAGTATATAATGGGTAGTATCCAAGAATATCGATGGGTCCTCCAGCTAAAGTATCGATATCGATGGTGCTGATGTCTGTAAAATTTGTATCGCTTACATCTACCTTGAACGAACCAATCTCGACTGCGGTTAGCTCATATGTATAGGTCGTTAATTCTTGGGTTGTTGTTTTATTGGCACCACTTGCGTCGGTGGCGGAAGTATAGAGAGGCCACATATCATTTTGACGAGATGTGGTGTATTGTAAGGCATAATTTACATCATCACCATATTCGTTATTTAGGGTAGGCACCTCAGTTGGCATGTATTTAGTATTACCATTATATGTAACTTCGTAACTACCAGAACCTTGTAAAGGAAGTGTCTTATATACTGGGTAGTAACCACCCACGGCAAATGGACTGGTATCTGGGTATGTTCCCTCAAACATTTTTGTACCAATAGAAGAGACGGGTAATCCATTAACCAACTCGGGTTTGAAAACAGGTTTACTAAAAGTTTGGCTCTTAGCGTTGAATTTCTCCACAAATGTGACTTTGGTAGACTGTGTAATTGCTGATTCATATACTAATTCACCCTTGGTAGCGAATTCATCACCATTAACAGGGATGGTCTCAGATAAGGTAACACTCTTATCATAAAGAGGATAATATCCGTTTACGCTTATAGGACCTGTGTAATTATCAACCTTATCGTCTGCTTTATAGAATACAGACGGTACCACACCTGATACCGCGGGGAGGATCCCGTTGTTTTGTGTTACGGAGACCTCAGCACCATAGTAAGATTTTACGTCATCCGAACTGCTGAATAAGGGGTAATGTCCGCCGTATGCAAATGGTTGTACGTCCAACCCACCTACGGATGGTACATAATCACCATACTTACGTACATCATTCTTTTCTGAATCTAACACAACGGTCTCACCACTCATGCTATATGTGGTTGCAAATTTGCCAGGCATAACATATGAGTACTCAAATGAATCCAAAACGTTGAATGAAATCTCAACATCGGCATTATCACTGTAATTGTTTGCGTCCGCTTCCGTTTGGAATAACGGATAAGTACCATCAATGTTAATACCTACTAATTGTTCGTAGGTACCAAAGTAACGACGTTCATTATTGGGCATACTGCCTATTTTGAGTGACTCGATAGTAGTGATTATGTCTTTATCAAGTTCAACAGCGTCGACTGCTCCATTCCAATACAATCTCACGAAATCGACGGATTTATAGTCATTGCCGGATAATTCAGAAACATCAGCATTAGAATTATATACAGGATAATGGAAACCAAATTCTGATGTATTTTTAAGAAGGACGTCATCAGTGGAAACTCCGGCTGCGATGTAAGAAACCTCAGCCTTGAAGTGGTCGGGACCGTCCAAAATAATGCGATGTGCTAATTTCTCCGACGAATCGACCGCAGCGAGTGATTCGTCAAAGTATAATTTTTCCTCTCCGCGGAATGTGAGTGCATTCTCATTATCGCCAATAAAGTTGGTTGATGTGTCAATATCAGAAAGAATATCTTCAGCTTGCGTTTGGACATTCCAATATGTGTTTGCAACTACCACGTCAACACTTGACCCGTCAGCGACGAGACTACCACCGTTAACAACTGGCCACCAATGTTCGCCTGCTGTATTGCGATACACGTGATGCTTATCGCCAGTGAAATTACCTGTGAAAAAATCTGTACCATCAGCTCCACTGTTGTCAAGCCAGTATTGTACACCATTAAATGTGTGTGGCTCGCGGTCGCGCTGCTCCTCCATATAAAGAGGATACCAACCGGCAACCGCAAAGGGTTTGCCAGCGACCTCCCCAACAGAAACACCTTCCATAGTAACTTCGACACTTGAAGTATCAAGTGTTATGGTTTTATTAATTACAATTTCTGCTCTGACTGTACCATAAGCATCAGCAACAGCTTCTGTTGAAGCAGCTTCTGTTGAAAATGATGGATAATACCCACCGTGTACAGTAGCGCTATCTGACCCTTGGTTATCACTCACGAAGAATGGACCAGTGAATGACCCGTCATTCGCTGTGAAATCTGTTGGTGCATTGGGCTTGTAATGGACAACATTATCGAGTTTAATAGTAGTTGAACTATTGTTAGAAGAGGCACTATCGGATAATGCTTGTGTTGAAAACAGAGGGTAATGGCCATGAAGGGCATAGGGTTCGTCAAAGTAGCCATCAAGTGTTTTCTTGACAACCATAATGTTTGCGCGGGATATCAAGAGCATGAAATCCGCACGGAATGAATCACTAGTTTCAAGTATCATCACATCACTTACATCCACATCACCACCACGTTTAATCCTAAGTGAGCTCCCAGTATCGCCATTTTGAAGTACGGTTGAAAGAACACCACCGAAATCACTACTATTCGTGGATGTACCTATATCACTATCAAATAGTCCAAAGAGACCTTGTGAATTCACTAACAACTCTTGCACCTGGTCGACGTGTTCGGAGATCTCAGCACCCGTTAGTGTTTTTCCTGTAATTGTGAATGTTTGATTACCGCGCGAATAATCAAGGTCGATATAGTATGACTCTTTGTCTAACACAACATTGCTATCAAGTTCAACTGTGAATACAGAATCAGGGATATTACTATTGTCCGAATCATTGAACCCGGTAATTGTTGTTGTTTTGCCATAGAATGCATCAGCGCTATACACATCCTCAGTTACCTCCCAACTGCTGCCGGAGTCTGTACTACCTTGTAACTGTACATTAAGTGATTTCATCATATTGGCATTAAGCGCAAGAGTAACGGTGTTGGTGCCACTAATCGTACGGTTCTTAGTTTTGTAAACGTCGTTGAGCTGGAACAGTTTAGAGTCAGGTAACTGATAAACGATACCGTTAGGGTCCGAGGTGTCCCATAATTCATAGTATATATCAGTTTCGGTCACACCAAGCATCTTTAGTTTAAGATTCTTGTATACACCAAGTTCGAGGTCTACCTCAATATCCACAGTACGAGTAGATTCCATCTTGCGTACCTCCTTACCGGCGTGCGTAGCGGCATCACTACTGAGTTGAACTAAGGAAACATCTACCGCAACGGATTTAGTTAACTCGTCATCATATATAACTTTTGTGGTATCTCCAATTGTCATATCCACTTTGGTTCCAAGAGGGCCAGTATGGTTTGATGACATTGACGATACATCTATTAACATCGATGACGCACCGGACCCAGCAACAATCGTACCAAAAACACCGTCGATATCAAACTTAGAATCCATAACAACACCTAACACAATAGGAGTTGTATTATCCGCACCCTCGCTACTGTTAGAAATTGTGTGGGCTGCTCCACTAATATCTAATCCATTCTCACTTAAATCCATTAATGATTTGGGTTCCAAATAAAGTCGAACATCAGTGAATATTCCACTCACATCGTTCATATCAACATGGGTACCTGTAACCTCAATGGAGAAATCTTGGGAACTCATACTAACGTCGTCCTTATCGAAAACTTTACGCGTTCTGGACGCAAATCTATTTTGGTTTTGAATTGATAGTAGAAGGACATTATCTTCTGCACTAAGGAGACCACTGAGGTCGACGAAACTAACGTCTACTGCGGTGTTAGCAATAGTATTGTCGGCGATTTTTTTGAATACGATAGCAGACGCATCTGTAATTGATGCAGTACCATTATTCAATAACGCATCAGCAAAATCACTAACAATAGGTTTTGGGAGAACAGACTTGATTTCGTATTTGACGGTTTTTGTGTTACATGTTTCCAGGTCTACTACACCCAATGAAATATCGGGGGTTTCGCCATTATATAGAACTCTTGTATTACTTAATAAACCAGCTACGTCCCCACCGTAGGGAAGACGGTCTGCTGCCGCCGTCTTGTTAAGGTCAACTTGACCAGTTACAGTACCATCGGTCAGCATCTCATTTTGTTCTTTGGCAAGACTGATAACGAATTGAGTATTACCTGTATTATCAGATAGTGTTTGAGCACTGTATAGTGATTCAGAATCAACTATATCCCCGTTAGATAAGCCAGAAGTTCCGTTTGTTACTTTAACAGACATACTTGTACTATCAGGCCCACTTGTATTATTCTTGTTGTTTTGTTGCAGTGCTTTCATAAATTCAACATTGCGAAGAAGTGTAGAATCATTTACATCGAAAAGCGTTGCGACGTTAGCATCGCCGACAATAGAACCAGGTAATGTAACATTGAGACCGGTTTCAAAGGCTTCTATCGCAGATAAATCAGCAGGAAGAGCTAATTCGGAATATTTACCAGTACCATTAGCAAGAGCAGCCGTGAGACCATTAAGTGAACCACTGGGAGCAATTCCTGCTCCATCGCTTAGGTCATATAATCCATCCACGTTGGCGTCACCAACGGTATATGAAAATTTCTTAGATTCTGATGTATTGATTTTAAACGCATAATCGCCGTAGTTCTCATTGTCTACTGTGACATCAGAATTTTCCTTAATAGAAAACTCTAAGAAACCAGAAAATGATGCATCAGAAACTATAATATTAACGTTATTGCTAGGGTCTTCACTAAGACTGAGTAAACCTAACTCAGCAGAAATCGTGTGGGACGAAGAAAGTGCCGTTTTAATAACGCCTACATTATTGCCTGAAAGGGTAATAGTGTGATTCTCAACATTGTCATCATTTTTAAGAGGATATGTATCATTTGATATATCTGCCTCAATTTTAATCGCCAATGACCCGGGCGCAAGTGTGTTACTTGTTGAATCAATAACAATAGCATTCATAGCTTGTTGTCCAAGAGATACATCTTGTGAAACATTTAATGCGTTGGCATTATCGTATACACTATGTATTGCGTGTACTTGTGATGCGAATATATCTTGGTTCACCACAGTATGTTCAGTGAACTCATTAAACTCCGTAGCAGTGAAGGTTTCGTCAGTGAAATCAGTATCCTTTACTAATGTTCGGATAATAGCATTCTCGATTGAGAGTGCATTCGCATTATCGACTGCTGCTGAAATTGTTGCAGAAGCATCTTGTGATGCGGCAACTGTCACTAGCTTGACACTATCTGTGGTCGACGATACAACAGTATTTGTCGACATTATACATGAAGTACACAAAAAAAAATATAAATAATATTTTATATGTTATGTTATTCTTACTCTAATTTCGGAATATCCGATGGTATAGGCGTATGATGTTTCTTCTTACAACTGGGTTCGTGTTTTGCCAGTGCTTTTGATGGGAAACGTCCTTTAAATAATCTTCCACAAATAGAGCACTCCGTTTGAATCGAATGAGATGAAGCGAAAAAGCCAGACAGGAATTGGTCGAGATATGTGAACTTCATATCATTAAGTTGTGTCTGTATACGTTTTTGGAAATCGTTTAGCGTAACATATACTTCTTCTTTACGCTTTACAAAATCTTGATATTCTCCGTTGATATTGTCAAGTAATTCGTTGGGTATCTTTTGAAACTGTTCATCTCCTGCGCCATCATTGTTGTCTGTACTTTGTGCCCGTTGTTGAATGATATATGGAAGAACCTTTGATACAACAATATCTACAAGGTCTATTGCCATTTGTATCTTGAGAACATCATAGTCTACATTGTTTACGTATACGAGTACGTATTCCTTATGGATGTCAATTTGGAAGTTTTTCTTTCCTGAAATTTCCTTGTCTTGTGACAACATTATTCCGTGACATTTCTGCTCATCTGCATCTCGAATGAATTTTTGCACCTCATCCTCCGGCACTTTGCGCGATTCATATACCTTATTTTCTATCAAAATACGTGGTTTATTCAGTCGTGTCAGACTAAAATCACCAGAACGTTTCGTTTGCGACGTTTTGGCCAACTGTACCTGGTCGAGCTGACTCTGTGGATACATGTTTGAAAGTATCATTTTAAGTTTATTTTCACCAAACTGACCTTTGAAAGACGATGATGTTTTAATTTTGTTAATATAGTCAACCAATTCTTTGTTAATTGAACCAGTTGTTTCTGTATTCTGATGCGTAAGTTGATGAATGCTTTCTAGTTTTGTTGTTAACCGATGTTCTGACTGGTTCATTAGATCACACACAGGTTGCTTAATTTGATTGAGAATATTATCGAATTTCGCATCCAATGTCTGTGATAAAGGTAGTTGTAGTCGTTCCACAAGCTGTGATGCATTGTCGAGTCGCGAGTCGACAATAACCCCTTTCATTAATTCTACTATTTCAGTTTTTGTAGAATTTAATTGACTGTTGAGATGGTATTGGTATGTATCCGCACCACCATTTGAATCTTTAAAGAATGATTCCATATTTGAAAGTTTTTTTAAAATAAGATCTGTATTATTGTCTAGATTTTCAGATTTATGAGTCACGATAAATTGTTCCATGAAATCAACCATGAACAAGTTTACTCTTTCAATATCGATGCTTGTATGTTTAGAATAAAACTGTTTAATCTTCGGATTATCAAATACAATATTCATTGTCAGATCTTCAATATATTTCATCGAAAAATATATTTAAATGAATTGATTCAATGTAATTGTTGATTCCTCTCTAGTCTTCTCTCTAAATTTTGTAAAAGTATCCATTTCAGTATTGATAAAATTAGTAACTAAATATCGAAAAATAGTTCACTCACCAAAATAGACAAAAACGTTTTCAAAGAGAGAAGGAATACACACTGATATGTCTGTTTATTGTAAATACTCACAAATAATAAATTATTATGACATATTTTTATGTTTTTGCTATGAGTATGGTGTAATGAATAATCCCTTACATAATAGTTATGATGCGTACTCTAAAATATATGAAAAAAGTTTTTTGCAGAAAAACACCGTTTTAGAAAGTGTTTTGGATAGTGTTTTTAGGTACTTGTAGAAGAATATATGCTAAATTTGCTTTCAAATTAGTGTAAAAAAACTATTAAAAAAGTGACTCAGAGCATTATGATAAGAAGAAAAAAAAAGAGTCAAAATTACTGACACCATATTTTTTTTGTAAATTTTGGAAATTTGTGTTTCGTTCTATTAAGGCATTTTTTTTGTTACCATTTTATAGGTAACGATGGTAACGAAAAAATGCCAAAAAAACGTAAATATTTATGTTTGCGAAAAGTGCGCATTTAGATGCTCTAAGAAAAGTAATTGGACCCAACATTTACTCACACGTAAACACAAAAACACAGAAATGGTAACAAAAAAATGCCAAAAAAATGCCTTACCGTTTATGTGTTCCTGTGGAAACACATATCGATACAAATCAGGGTTATGTAGACATAAGCAGAAATGTACACATTTAGAAGAATTGAGCGACATAAATAGTGAATTATTGTGTCCGGATAAACATTTGGACCATATGCAAATATACGAGAACTTGGACAAGTGTGTGAAAGAGAATGAAGAGATGCGTAAGATAATGATTGAGCAATCGAAACAGATATCTGAATTAATTCCTCGCGTTGGAAACAACAACACAAGTAATAAGATAAATATTAACGTGTTTCTAAACGAGCAGTGTAAAGATGCGATATCAATTATGGATTTTGTAAAAAACATCGAATTACAATTATACGACCTTATCACAACAGGAGAGCAGGGGTTTGTAGAGGGTATGTCACAAGTATTCGTACGTGGATTAAGGGATATGGAAATGAACAAGCGTCCAATTCACTGTAGTAATTTGACAAAGGAGATAATGTACATTAAAAACGACACTGAATGGACAAAAGATGATAGTAATAGTACACTAATAAGTGGTGCAATTGAACAGATAAAGCACGATAATTTTCAGCAGTTACAGGAGTGGATGAAACTTCACCCGAATTACGGTGTTCCTGGGCATAATGAAAATGAAATGTATATGAAACTCGTGACGAATTCATTGAATGGATGTACAACAGAGAAAAAGCAAAGACAAAATATGAAGGATGTCGTTAAAACAATTGCAACGGAGACATCCATAACTGAGATGCTTGAAGGCGATTATTAAATCGCGATGGTTATAATTAAAAATAATAAATTTAACATTTTTATTATTTTTATTATGTTTATAAATGATTAATTAATTACGTTCAGTCAACTTCATCGATAGTTGGTTCAAAATTAGATGTGGTATCCTGAACGGGTGATTGTAGTTTTTCCATATATGGTTGAATGAAAGTATTGAGTTCTTGGTATTTGTCATCAATATCAGATACAGTTGCATTATGCGACTCCATAGCCCAGGCATCAAGCTCTTCTAATTTACTAGCAATCTCATCAACTTCATCACCGGTAAATTTGCTTTTTGTAGTCTCATCATTGATAGTCGTTCGTGTTTGATAGATAAGATTGTCAAGTTTATTTTTCGCTTCAATTTGAAGTTTAATTTGTTCGTCTTCTTCCTTGAAACGTTCGGCTTCACTAACCATTTTATCAATATCGTCTTGACTAAGTCGACCCTTATCATTTGTCACAGTAATTGATTCTGTTTTACCTGAGGATTTTTCAATAGCACTTACGTTAAGAATACCGTTCGCATCAACATCGTAAGTAATCTCAATTTGTGGAACACCTCGAGGCATAGGTGGGAGACCCGACAATGTAAACTCACCAAGTTTGTTGTTATGTCGAGTGAGTTGACGCTCTCCTTCGTATACTTGTACAGTACACCCTGGTTGATTATCAGCGTAGGTACTGAAAACTTGTGATTTTTTACACGGAATCGTCGTATTCCTTGGTACAAGGGGCGTCATAACACCTCCTGCTGTTTCTACACCTAATGTTAGTGGAAGAACGTCAAGGAGGAGTAAATCATTAACCTTATCGTCTTTTACACCACTTAGAATAGCTGCTTGTACAGTCGCACCATACGCAACAGCTTCATCTGGGTTAATATTCTTACATAACTGTTGACCATTAAAATATTCACTAAGCTGTGCTTGAATCTTAGGTACGCGGGTTGACCCTCCTACAAGTACAATATCGTGAATCTCTGATTTGGATACCTTGGCATCGCGCAATACTTTTTCAACTGGGTCAAGTGTTTTTCTAAAAAGGTCATTACATAAATCTTCGAACCGTGCTCGTGTAATGCTTACATTATAGTCGATACCTTCAAATAGTGAATCAATTTCAATTGCGGCAACAGTAGATGACGATAGAGTTTTCTTTGCGGATTCACACGCACTTTTTAGTCGACGCATTGCGCGTTTAGAAGACGAAACATCCTTTTTGTTCCTTCTATTAAAATCTGTCATACAATAATCAACAAGACGATTATCAAAATCCTCCCCTCCTAGATGAGTGTCACCAGCAGTGGCTTTGACTTCAAATACCCCTTCATCAATACTAAGCATCGTTACATCGAAAGTACCTCCTCCAAGGTCATAGATAAGAACATTGCGTTCGCCTACGTGTTTACCATTTTGAAGACCGTAAGCGATTGCTGCCGCGGTAGGTTCATTAATAATACGAAGAATATTTAGACCAGCAATGACGCCCGCGTCCTTGGTTGCTTGACGCTGAGAGTCATTAAAATAGGCAGGAACTGTAATAACCACATCATTGACAGGTTCCCCGATATATGACTCTGCAATTTCTTTCATTTTGACAAGTACCATCGATGAGATTTCCTCTGGTTGAAACGTTTTGATTTCGTTTTTATAGGAAACTTTAAAAACTGGTTTATTTTTGGCATCTGGTTCAATAGTAAATGGCATATGTTTCATATCTGACTGAACGGTCGTATCAGTAAATTCTCTACCAATCATTCGCTTTGCGTCAAATATTGTGTTTTCTGGATTTTTAGCAGACTGTGTTTTTGCGGCATCTCCAATTAATCGTTCATGACTATCAAATGACACATACGACGGCGTTGTTCGTTTACCTTGGTCATTTGCAATAATTTCTACGTTATTATTCTGCCAAACACCAACGCAACTATAGGTTGTTCCAAGATCAATTCCAATTGCAAAAGGCATTATATAGTAATTTATGTTATGTATCTTTATATCAATACATAAATCATTATTTATTTGATTTATATCAAAATATTGAGAAGAGTTATGGTGTTAGTTTTATTTAGGACAGGGCTACGCCCTTATGAATCCCAAAGGGATTGTCCTAAATAAAACTATTACTTTT